GAAATCCACTCGGCAGCACTTGGCATTTTGAACTCGCGCTTAGCGGTTGCATGAATAGGGGCAGTTGGTACGATTTCAGCCGAAGCCTCAACCGATGGTGTTTCTTGTGACACTGTTTCCTCCTCAGGAATATGGTCGGGTTGGGGTTCGTCTGCGTCAGGTTCTGACGCGGCGATTTCTGTAATGACTGCATCCTTGAATGCAGGCTGGGCGACAAGACTGATTTCTACGAGGTCGGCGGATGAAACCACCATGACTCCGTTCTTGTCGTACTTAAACTTTTTCGGTATGGCACCAACGCTCACTGAGTCGTATGCGCCAGCCTTCAGCAACTGAATGGCATCTTGTGATGCGCGGGTCTCAGCAAACCGAGCCGTAAAGCCGAGGCCTTCTTCCATGTCCACAAGTTCGGTGACCACGCCACGTAACTGGTTCATGTCGTGACCTTCAAGCAATTTGGCGGGCTTCGCGTTTAGATCAAACGCGCCACGAGAAAAGGACACTTTGGTGCCGTCTGAAACAGTCGCAAAAGTTGGTGCCCAAGGTACGGCAATGCCGGTAATGGTTTTGGGGGCATCTTCTGATGCTGCGGCATCCAAAGTGACTGGTACTGCGTCAAACTTAATCATCGACTACTTCCTCTGTTGTAGGCATTGCTTCATTCATGCGTTCCACACCTTTTAGGTATTCATCGGTGTCGAACTTGACGAAACGGTTTTTAGGGAGAACATTCGGCATTGACAGCGTTTCTTGGATGCACTGCAAATAAGGCATGACACCAAACAACATCAAATCTTGGCGTGACTGTTCAGCGTTTTGATACGTCATACCGCCAGTAGCGACACCCACTAGATATGGGGGTACGCCAGCGATACGGGCAGACTCTAAAGCCTGATACTGGCGCAAGTTTGCCACGGTTTCGGCTGGCGAGATTTTGTATTCCACGAAATTTACATAATCGTTCAGTGCGCCGACGGCATTGTTCTTACGAGCCGAAGCCCAAGCGGCTGCGAGGTCGCCAAGTTCCTCACCGCTCATCGTCTCGCCACCCTTTTGCTGGAGATAGCCCGGCACGGTTTCGAGTGTGGCGTAACGGTCGGCGGCTTGGTCAAGGTGAAGCGAAATAGACATTGTGCGGGCACCCGAGTAAAGGATTCCCTGAGTCGGGGCTAGAAACTGGATGACATCCGAAGTAGGCAACTCAACACCGTTAAACATGACAACATCCGCTTGTCCGAAAAACTGTGGGCCTTGCTGATTCGGGGTTGAAACAGACGAGGCAGGAAGCCAAGTGAAAGACGCTGGGAGACCTGTTGAATAGCGCGACGTCACATACCAAAACGAGCGCCCATGAAGGAACAAGTCAATGAAGGTTTGCGTCATGATGAAGTTGCGCGTCACCTTAGGGTCGGGGCGTTCCATCCACGGCTCGGTCGGAAGATACACTTCCTCGTATTCTTCGCCCGTCCACTGGCGCGAATAATGCTCTAATTCAAGCGACCCCACCACGGAACCCATAAGGGAAATAGCCCGTGAAACCGTAGGAATACTAAGGGCGCGTTGCTCGTCGCTACCCACATTGTACGAAATAAACGAGCCAACCATCGACGCACCAGCCGCCGCTTTAATCGGCGCTGAACCCATCTCTGGTGACATAGTTTTCTTAGGCGTAAAGATACCCACTGCATGGAGTCTCGCACAGACTCATTGCATATGCAACTATCATCTAGAAGTTCCCATTGCCGCCCTGTTTTGGTTCAAAGGTTTGGCGGAGACAAGAGCAGCCGCGATGACCATGCAACGTGCGCACTCGATAGGTCCGGGGCTCCGCTGGCTAGAAATCACCTGCGAGTTTTCAGCCTTTACCAGCACCGCGCGGTTCACATGCTCGCTCAACATTTGCTCACCCGTATGCACTAGCCGACCCTCAATAATGAACGACCTAATCAGACCCGTCCATTTGAGCAGTTCGCCGTAGCCCCACTGGGTAGTGCGATGCTTATATTTCTCGGGGGTATGCAAATGCAGGCTCGGGGTTATGGCTAGTTTCAGTTTCGGGTCGGCATCCAAAAGCCGCCCAATCTCGTGCCACATGTCAAAGTTCGACTCGGTAGTAAAAGCCACCGAGACCACCACCCTGCCTTCGGGGTCAGGCCGCGCCCAAATGCCCACATACTTCGACCCGTCCGTGGCACTGTCCACACTGAGGTATCCACCCTCGCCGCCAGTGAAATCAGTACGACGTTTCGACCAAAGACCTAACGGCATCCAAGACTGTGCAGCCGCCACCCATTTATTGAGGTGGGCACGAATGAACTGCGCACGATCAGGAGCCCCCGCCGCACTACGCAAACCTTTCATGGTGATAGTCCGCCCAAGGCTCGGATTGGCATAGCCCCAATACCGTTCGTCCAGTGCGTCCACCCCATCAGGTAGCGACCACTCAGCCATATACAAATCACTAGGTACACCCGAGTCAATAATCCCTAGTGCCTGCTCGCGAAGTTTCAGATACGCCGTTGAAGACTCATCACCAGCAGTCGAAGTCAAATACATCAGCGGAGAAGGAACCGCAATCTGGCTAGGTCTGAGCGCCCCAAAAATAGTTGCCTCAGTTAAAGCCCACAGTTCGTCACCAAAAATAATGTCGTACGTACCACCATGCTTTTTACCTGTAGCAGCAAGCACCTTCCACACAGAGCCATCCACCATCTGCACCTTCTGACGACCATACGCATACGTCACCTTGCACAAACCCGACTCCTCCCAAACCTCTAACTTGTCGCGCAAAGCCTCAAACACCTCAGCCGCCAGCGACAACTCATGAGCCGTCGAAAGCAACGACACCGGACGACCCCAAATCCGTGGCAACTCAATCAGACTCCACGCCACAAACGCTTTTAACAGGAACGACTTACCGTTCTGCCGCGCCGTGCTAGCGATCGCAGTGCTGTGAACAAACACCCCATTCTCATGCTGCAACACATCATGAAGAATGCCCTGCTGCCACTCGAAAAGTTCCAAACCCAACTCACGCCTAGCAAACTCCACCACCAAAGGCCCATAAGACTCGTACCCACCAACAGGCGTAACCAACCTCGGCTCAATACGGCCCAAACCATTGCAATCATTGAGTCCTAGCGCGTCCTGAACCGAATCATGACCGTTTTGGGATAATCGGGAGAAAGAGGTCGGGGTCAGCGGCTTCGCCTCATCCAAAAACTCTGTGGTGTTTTTTTGGTTTTGTGATTGAATTCCTAATGCTTTGTTTCGTTGTTGCATTTGGTTGGCTCGGCGGTTGTTGAGGTGTTGGGCTCCGCGTCTGGAGTTGCATGGTTTGCAGGCCGCGACATAGCCGTCGTCTATTGAGCCGCCTTTGTCTGTTTCGATGAGGTGGTCTAACTCTGTGGCTGGGGCTTTGTGGCACCAGTGGCATAGGGGTTGTTCGGCTAGGAGTTCTGCTCGTGCTTGTTTGTATTTGCGTGTGGAGTATTCGTTTGCCATTGTGTTTTCCTTTGTTGATTCTGAGTGTATCTAAGAGCCGTAGGCGGGTATGTTCTAGCGCCCTCGTTCCTCGGTTGCTGTCTGACTCGTGCGTTGGTTCGGTGGTAGGTGTCCCTCCCGCCGTTCAGGGTTTGTCTCCCTCGGTCGCCGTTTGAATCCTTGTAGGGCCGTCACCGTTCGTGTTTGTGTCGTTCATACGCTGCTCAACCCTGTGAGCCGTTATCGGGCAAGGGTCGTCTACCCTCGTTTCCGAGTGTTGTACCAACAGAGTGCAATCCCCTATGTGGCCGTGCGTGTATTCAGTTGTGTCGGGACTATATCAGTCTTTGAGTCTGCCGATGAACACTAAACCTACAAGAGTTAGCGCGAGGTACCACGAGGTGAGCAGGTATATCTTCATGCTGGCCTGCGTGACAGTCTTGCTTCGATGACGGACAAGTCAGCAGGTCTCCAGAGATACACTTCAGCCCACGGTGCAAGAGCCGCTAACCATTCGCGTTGTTCCTTCGAAATCACCCCAACCGATGATTTCAGTTCGGCGAAGATGAGCCCGCCAGCGTGAGACGCACTAGGAGCCTTGCTAAGGGTCAAATCGGGGTAGCCCTTACCGTCGGAGCGGTAGACACCGGGGCGTACCTGATGGGGTGAACCATGAAAACAATGCCAACCGTTTAGTAGGGCTAACTGTTTCACTTTTGATTCAAACAGTTTCTCGGGTGCTTCATTCTTCATTTCATTGCCTGCCCTGTTTCGTCGCGGAATCTGTTTTTGATTCGGCATCGTTCGCACCATAGTTTCTCGGCACGGCCTTGACAGTTGCAGGCTCCCTTGACATGGAACATCAGTTGTGTGGCCTCTCGCCAGTACTTGACGTGTGTTTCTAGTTCGGCTATGCGCGACTGGAGCCATGCAATGTTTGGTTCGGGGTCTGTGTGTCTGATGCGGATGGCTTCGTTGATTTCGTAGGTGGTCATGTAGTCATCGGTGGCGCGGGCAGGTGGGAAATCCTCGTATGAGTCACTCATGGTCTGTCACCTTGCAAAATTGACACAAAGTTTTTTCGCTATCCCAGCCACATAATTCGCCAGATACTTGCTCGCAAGAATTCCAACGATGAATGATTAACCGTAGGCGTTCAATCTCATCGGCTGCATCTGCGAGAGAAGTTAAAATTATTGACCCTCTAAGTCCAGATTCATGAGCGACTGCAACCGCTCTCAATTGTTTTACGAAGTCATCGCTCATTAGTCAATCCATCCCAACATTACGCAAATCCAAATCCCAACTATAGAACCAGTTACAGAGCCAATAAATTGCGCAATCATCAGAACGGCTCCTCCTCGGTTTCCCATTCGACAATGGGGGCGATGATCACAGGGTCAGGGGTGCCCTTCGGTGGCCAGAAGGCTTTGTCACCGTTCACGTCTTTGAACCACGGACGCTTTGGGTTTGCTTTAATTTGGTCGCGGTTGTCCCAGACCTGTGTCACACCAAAGGCCTGTGCCTCTGCATAAAGCCAGTTTGGTAGTTCACCATGCTGGTTACCTTTAACAGTGATATCGCCACCTGTGATTTCCTTAGCGTCAGGGAATATATCCGTCACCTTGTTTGTTCGCGGTGCAGGTCGAGCGACCTTTGCCATTTCCTCACGGCTGGGGCGCTTAGTCATGTCTGAGCCTGCATAGCCAGCATTAGCCAATGCCCTGCCAATAGCGGAAGTTTCGCAGTTCTCCACATGGCTTGTTCGGTTCACGTTGCCAGCCCCGCGGGTCTCCTCTGCGTAGCCCGTAGCGATACGAGTATCACCCAGCCATAGTTCAGCCTTGATCACGCAAACATCCGCACCGGGTATCGACTCCATATAGGTAAGCACTCGCGGGTTAAACTGTTCTGATTTCTTTAGCCAGCGGTCTAGGCGTTCGGCTACTGGTTCATACTGGGTCAGGTCAAAAGCCATTAGTCAGCCTGCGCTGTCGATGGGTGCCAATGTGTCAGTGACGCTGGAAGCGACATGATGCGCCCCGCTGCCTGTCCACACGCCTGCGACATGATGTCACGGCCTGCAATGCTTAACTCTGTCGAGAGCATCATCAGATAGCCAATTAACTGGCTGTCGGTCATTGTTATGTTTTCCATTTGTTTCCTTTGTTATTTTCCTGAGTTGGTTCGCCAATGGTGTTTGCCACCAGCGCCGAATAAGTATCGAGCCACTGCGAGATTACACCGAGCGTGACGTAATGCTTGCCTATGGTTTTTAGTCTTACAAACTGCCTGTGTCACAGTACGCCACGATGAGTTAATTTGCATCAGCCCGATATCGTTGGTGCCGTTCGCGTTCGGTTTTGATATGACCCGCTCCACGCATCGTGACTCGCGCCACATAATTTGTGAAGCCCATTTGACAGGGAGGCCATACTCTGCGATGAGAGGCTCCCACTTAGGACAAGACTTAGACGCTGAATGTGCAGGTGCAGGTGCTACGAAAAGACTAGCCGTGACGATTCCTATCGCCATGATACGACCGGCTATCGCTTTCCCTGTTCTTCACGGATGACACGTTTCATCCAGCCATACCACGCATGGAGACACCCACCCGTGATGAGAGTAACTGTGAAGTCAAATGCGCTCATGACAAGGCCTCTATTCCTGTTTGGGTAATGGCACAAACCATACCTAATTTGCCACTGGACACCTTGCGACGTTCGCCCGTGTCTTTGATATAGCCGAGACTGCGTAGGTCACTGCATCGTTTCCAGCCACCCACAAAGCCAGACACCTCAACCACTTGGTCATCGGTCAAATCGCCTTTGAGATACAGGCTGAGGATGCTCATTGCTTGGGAGCCTCTGCGTGGCACAGACTGGCGGGAGGTGTCAGGGTCGGAAGCCCTGAATAGTGGTAGGTCATCAAATGTGATCATGTGTGTACTTCCTTGGTTTAGGACGCAGTTTCGAGCGCGTCGTTATCCCCACTATACACAGGCGAGGGGGGCGGTGGTGGATAGCCAATGGAAGAAACCATCCACCACCTGTTCTGCCTCACCTGCTCGAAAGGTGGGCAGTGTCCTTACGGTCGAGGCAACGACCGCCAGAGAGCCTCATAAGCCTTGGCGCTCATGGCACCAAACTCGGGGGCTAATTCTATATGCAACCAGTGGCCACCTGCACCGAGTTCACCATCTGTGAAGGCTCGCCACGCGTTACGGTCACAACGCCAAGCCCGTGGAGGGTTCGCCATGTAGTCATGAATAGCCACGATGCCTAACTTGGGGGCTATGTCGGGGCGGGCGTACCATCTGCAAGCCTCCAGCGCGGTCTGACGGCCTTTAGCGTTCGCTCCATAGCCTAGGTCGCAGGCGTTACCTGTGGCGTGAACAGACAACTCGGGTTTTCCGTTCATCATGCGAACAACCCAAGTGCCGAGATTCTTGAATTTCCAGCGTCGTCGGCTCAGTTTCGAAAAAGTCTCTAGCCCTGTCTGTTTGCCAGTAGCAGGTTTGTAAGTACCGGGCTTGTACGGGTATGGACGGGTCACGGTGACTCACACAAGCAAATCAGAGGGTGAGTGCCTGTGTTTGTAATCGCGTAAAGGGTTTGCCCGCCACGAATATAAATAGGTGTGATCACAGAGCGTGTCAATTTGATACCTGTAGCAACGGTGACATCCGACCCGCCAATATAGATGTCTTGGGCTTCGGGTTGCAGATAGATGGTTTCAGGTTCAGGCTGTGCAGCACGAACAAGTACCGCGGTTTGTGCCACTTGGTAAACATCTGATTTCATTGTTCTTTTCTTCCGATGATTGGTTCCACGGGTTGATTGCTCCGCGCTGCTATTCCGTTGCCAATGGCATAGCCAAGAATACTTCCAATCAAACCTGTTCCTGTTGCTTCCTCTATGGCTTTAAGTGCCATAAGCAGTGTGAGGCAGATTAGGCCGACAAGGGCTATAAGGGCTTTGGGGGGGTTATTAAGCGTCATGCTGTACCGATGTCTTCCACAAGCAAAATGCCGTATTGGGTTGCTGTGTTGTTTGTGGAACCTAAGGCGGTGGCTGTGAGTGTGCCGGTGATGGTGATTGAACCTGCTGTAAAAGTTGTGACTGCTACACAAATACCTTCGTAATCGTCGGTGCCGTTGTATAGGGCCGCGTGTGAAGTGTTTAGCACGGTCGCGCCGTTTTTGATTTTCATGGTGACGTAGCCTGCCGCGATGCTGTCTAGCGAGGGTTGAAAGAAAGTAATGCGGTAGTAGCGGTTTGCTACTGCTGTAAACGCGCTAAGGGTAATTGCGATGGTTTCTGTCATGGCTGGCAAAGGTATGTCTGTGGTTGATTGTCCGTATGCCATAACGCCACGGGGAAACTGGTTACATTCGGCGGCTGTAAGGACTTGCCCAACAATGAAGTTGTCGTTTGGTGTGATTGCCACGGTCTATGGCCTTTCGGGGAAGGTTACGGTGTGGGCTGGTTTCCATGTTTTGGGGAAGTCTCGTAGGGCTTGGCGGTATTCGGCCCATTGTTTTTTGTCGGTTGGGGTGTCTGCTAGGACGGCCCAATCGGACGCGATTAGAAGGCGGTCGCGGTGGATGCGCATACGTTCGATGAGCCATTCATCGGGGGCGGTGGTTTCGTGTTCTGCTAGTAAATTCATCATGCTGCTCTATAGGTAAAGTTCCATTGGACAAGGTCGCCTACTGCCCAAGTAAAAGGGGCTGTGGAAGAAAGAGTAGAAAGTTGTGGGTAGGTGCCCGCCACATTGGTTGCAAAAAACCTGACTTGACTGTTGGCCGATTGAAAAGACACAGTGCCATATTGTGCCAATGTTGCGCTGACATCATAAGAGCCGAACATTCCTAAATTAAATCCGGGGAAAGCCCGAAGAAAAGTAGCGTCGGCATTTACAGGAACTCTCAAAAACCATGTGGTGCCTGTCACTGTTGTAGTCGCACCGAAAGTAAAAGTGCCGTAATAATGCACAAGATTATTAACGCGACAATAAGCAGAAGAAAAAGTACCGTCGCCGATAGTTATTCCTGAATCCCATATTGGCGTGTAAGCCGTGTAAGTGCCAAGCACCGTAGCCCCGATAGCCACCTTCGCCTCCAGCGCCTCCACCGCATCATTCAAATCAGAGTGCTGCTGGGCATGGTTAGGCGACGTCAAAAGGCTCGTCGCCGTAGGGTTAGTGAAAGCGTCCAGCGCCGTCGGGAAAGTACTTGCCATAATCAGTATCCTAATCTGTTGCCGTTATCGGCGTAGTCGTCATTGTAGATATATCCAAGTTCGTTGTAATCCATAGGCGTATTGTAGATAATTCCCGTACCGCCAAGGATGCCAAACACAGTGCTATCCAATAATAGATAGGCGTTCAGATCAGCCCCCGATAGGTAGAACGTGTAGCGCGACCCGGCAGGCGTAGCAGTCACAGACACACCCTCAATGATGCAAGGGTAACTAGTGCCACGAAATGCCACCGAAATTTGACAACCAATAGAACCACCCAAGAAAGGTTCTTGGTCGAGTTTGAACACGGCCTGAGATTCAGCGGAACAAGACACAGAACTTATAGACACCTTGGGGGTTTCATAGTTGCCTAGCAGATAATTGGCGTAATCGTCAGCCTGGCCCGTGGTGGCGTTAAGCGTGTTGATATCAAGAGTCCGAAAAGGCTTTGTGGCACCTGACTTGGTTACCACAACAGGCGACAAACCCTCAGGGGAAACCTTTACTTGTGTGTAGTAGTTGTCCGCAAAACTTTCAAAGTTGATTGCGTCATAAACCTGATTCGTGGCATTGTTGGTTGTGTCACTCAAATTGAATGAGGAAGCAACATTGTAGAACGGTGTGCGCAAAGTGAGAGCCTGCCCGTTTGAGTCAATCAGGCGAGCGTTAAACGTTAAGGCGACACGGTTCAACCAGTCAGCCCAAGTGCCCGTGATTGTGCTTAATGGCATTGACGTAGCAAAGTTTGTTCCCTGCAAAATAGGCACGACATCTGTTTCTGTTTCCATCTCCAGCATTTGGCTAGACAAGTTGCTAGAAGTCATTGTGTAGCCGTTGCCCTGCATACGGCCCAACTGGGCAAAACTGCTTTCTACCGAGATGTCAAGAAAATCGGCGTTGCCTACGCCACCCTCAAAAGGTATGCCATAACGGGCTATCACATTGTTAATCACACCACGAAATAAAAGACTGCCGGTACTTATGTTTGTTATCGCAACAAAGTTGCCAGCAACCAAATCCGCAATAGGTGACGCATAGCCTGTGGGATATCGCAAAGATATTTGCGCAGTGCTTGAACTGTACTGGGTTAGTTGTTCCTGACGACCCAAAGTGATGCTGACGCTTTGAACATTAGTCAGGGCTGTCATGGATGCGTAACTAGTGCCGTATTCGACGCCGTAGTTTTGAATGCCCATTAGAACAGGTTGCTAACTCGGATGGGTACTGACCCGTTTTGGCGCATGTACGACCTGAGAGCGTCTACTACCGCGTTAGGGTCGCCGCCGTTCACGTTGATAGTGACAGATGAACCGCCACCCATAGAGCCCATTTTTGACAGCGGGATGACAGCCTCAGGCCCAGCCTCACCAATGAGCGCCAGCGTAGGGCTGTTCACGATGCCACCGTTAGCAAGCATAGGGATATTAGGCATGTCGAAACCTTTACCGCCAATACCGGGCACCCAGTCAGGAATACTGAAAGCCAGTTTTCCTACTGTGCCATTCCATGCGCGGGCAATGCCGTTGAACACAGTTTTAAACACTGTCAGCATTGTCATCACTGCTGGAATAGTGACGTTATTGACCCACCATTTGATAGCCCCAAATACATCATCGACAACGGTACGGAACGGTTCAAACTTCTTGTAGGCCGCAACCAGTAGCCCAGCCAAACCAGCGACCCCGATAGCAATCAGGCTGAACGGGTTGAGAGCCATAGCGATATTGGTCAGAACAATGGCCGCTGCGATTGTGGCAATAGCGGCACCGATAGCAAGCAGAATGTCAGGATGTTCGGCAGCCCAGTCACCAAACTTGGTTAGGTACGGCAGGACTGCTTCAATCGCTGGGAGCAGTGCAGCCCCGATAGATTCTTTGGTTTCGCTTAAAGCCACACCGAGCCGTTCGAATTTGCCTTGTGCAGTGTTCGCCGCTTCGGTAGCGGCACCACCCGTTGTCTTAGCAATCTTTGCCATGACCTCTTCAAAGGACGCGCCGTCCTTAATCATTTGGCGGTATTCGGGAGCCAACTTAGTCAGCGCAATAAAGTTACCTCCGGCAGCCTTGGTCAATGCGTCCGTGACACTGGCTAATGGCTTGCCACTGCTCGCGGCTATGTCCATAGCAGCGCTGGCTAAATCCTGCGCTTTAGTAACTGAACCAGTTGCCTTGGCAAGTTTCGACAAAACAGGACGCAACTCATCATCGGTGACGCCAAGCAATTTGCCTTGTGCAGTAATCCAATCCTCGTTAGATTT